ATCATCACAACCGATGATTTCAATAAAAGTCCCCGGCGAAGATGATGCGCCAGATGACGGTATGCGGCTGGTTGAGACTTTCATTGACCGTGGGAACTGCAATCCGACACATTTGATCATTCCAGCCGTCGAATTGGCCGCTACACTGCACAAAGGCTGATTCGTAACAAGCGACCCGATGCCGTAAACTCTCCCTCCGTAAACCGTCGTGTTTCGTCCGTAGGATGTGCGAATACCAAACAGACCCGCGCCAGAAACCGATGTCGAAGTTAACTCTATGTCCGGGTTGATAAGGAAAATATCACCGCGATCACTGATAGTGAAAAACGACCATGCCGCATCCGTGCTAGTATGCATCGCACCGAGTTTGAATATCGGATTTATTAGCGTGCCGCCGTCACCAAAACCGACACTGGTTCTTGGCGCCGTATTTGTGTAAACACTTGTATCGAAGTGCAGGCCGTCAACCACGCCAAAAACATCAAGCCACATGGTTCCGTCATTAGGCGATCCAGTGGTTTGCGTTGTGGCGAATCGAATATTGTTCTGCGAAGACTTGAAAAAGTTGTTGGCTCGAAAACTGATCTTGTTGACATTCGTTGCTGTTGTGTATTTCAGAATCCCGTTGATTCCCGGCCATACTGTGCCGTCGTCCAGAATCCAGCTTGTCGGATTATTCGCGGTTGCCGAGGCTTGCCCTAGGTAAGTGACAGTGCCGGAGGACTTGGTGAAAACCATGTCCGCTCCGGACGCATCCTTCGACCGGATATAAACAACGTCGCCCACCACCAAAGAACCGTAGGCCGGGGCGGAACCCTCAAAGACGTTGATGTTGTTCCACGCGCCAACGCCACCGTTGCTGGTTGCCGCATCCGAGCTTGTGCCGTCACCGCAGTAGGTTTCGCCATGACGAATGTACTTATTAGCCATTCAACACCTCAGTAACCTCTTCCGACGTCATCATACCGAGAGATACATACAGACCGAGGCCAGGAACCCAACGAGGATCATCAAGGTTTACATTTTCGGCTGCGTGATAATCATTAAATCCAGTACGGATCGTATCCTTTTGCTCGTCGGTCAAAAAACTGGCTTGCTCAAATTGCGTCTCGAAACGGTCGATGGCCTTAATCGTGGATTCCTGAAACAACGAGCGGAATTCCAACTTGGTTAGCAGCCGTCGGCCACCGAATCTGCGCGGATCAGACACAAGCACGCTAGGATTCCATTCGGCATGCTCGTAATCAACCAGATCAAAACCATTGACCTCTTGCGCCTGCGCTGAGGAATAGCGCAGCACTTCGACGCCATCTGACTTACGGGTGACGATGTAATCAGCCACGGTATTCCCTCGCATTCTGTGTGCTGTTCATCTCGGCGATGTAGGCTTGTGCGCAGTTCATGTTGTAATTTTACTATTGATAGCTATAGGATTCTCGGTTTGACCACACTTTATTTAAAGTGTCTTGTCCATCCGCCCATTCCTCTTTTATATCTTCTGCAATGAATGTTATCTTACGAATACGCCAACCTGCTTCAGTTTCCAATGTGCCTGGAATAGCTTCCGCTTTATAGATTATACTGGATCCAACAAAATCAACTCGTTTAGCATATTTCATCTCAATACCAGTTCCTGGCGGTCCAGATGGCCCCTGACCATTTAGAATTGTAGAAACGATAACTTGATTTTGAATAACAGAATTTAAGTTTCCAACTGCTGATAATACAATTGTTCCATCTTCAGGTAACTTAATTACTGTATTCAATACAGCAGGACTTATTAAATTGCTATATAAGTCTTGTGGTTGGATTAGAACCAAGTTAGTCACGAGTCACTTCTCTGAAGTTTTCAAAATTTCCGTAATACAAGGGAATACAACGCGAATTGCTATCTATCAATTCCATATCCCATTTATATTGAGAAGCTTCGTCTTTTTGATATTCACCTGCGGGAATATTAATTGTTACAGACCTTGGAATTCCAAACGAAAATTTCCCATCTGCTCTATCAATATATACAATTTCAAACGTTGCAACAGGATTTCCTGCATCAAGTGCATTTTTTCGAACTTGCCCTTGAATAGTTGCTCCAGTTAAATCAATAGGAACACCAAGTGAATCAGTTAAACGAACAATAAAGGGCCCCAGAGTGCTCCCCTGACGAAGAATAATATCTAGTCTTTCACCAATAGAACCAATCTGGGGCATCTATATCACCTTAACGCTTTTTGCTGAGGGCCTGATCCAGCGGGGAGGTCTGCGGGATCAACTGCTGGATATCACGGAGGGTAACACCGCTTTCAGCCAGGATCTTGTTGCGGCGAGCACGTTCTTCAAGAACGGCACGCTGCGACGCCAGATAACCCTGAATTGCGGTATCTGTCGTCTCAACCGGGCCTTCTGCATTTTGCAGGTCAATCAGGTCGTCCAGGTTTTTGGTCGCCTTTGCAAGAGCTGAATCCACTTCGTTGCGGATTTCGGTCAGACGCGCGACTTCAGCTTGGGCCTTTTCAATGGCCTCGGAGTAATCGACAACTTCCGTAGCCGATTCAACAGCAGGCTCTTGATTTGCAACTTCAGCACCAGGCACGACGGCCAAAGAACGGGAAAAATCCGGGGCTTCCGCCGTGATTTGTTCACGCGTAATGCTTTGATCACCAGACAACATTCGCACAGTTTCGATGCGCGGCAAACCATCAGCTGTCCAATGGTTGTCGTTGTTGGTGTCAAGCTTGCTCAGAGCTTCGAGAATTTTGCTCATGGTAACTCCTGACGTTATTGAAAGAAGGAGGGGATTGCTCCCCTCCGTCCATTAGAACTCGCGGGTGATCAGACGAGCGATCTTGATCTGCTTGCGCTCGGTGAAGGCACGGCGCCAAGAGGCAGCGTTGGCGAGGTTGTTGGAGGTGTTGGCGTTGGTCGGGCCACCAGCCGGAGCCGTACCGACATAAGCGTAACCCTTCGGAGCCAGGCACAGTTCAACGCGGTTATACAGGATATCCTGACCGGAACCGTTACCGGACGAGGCCTTGCGTTCGACTTCAACCGGAGTCTTGGCTTGACCGCGACCCATGCGAACAGCACCCGAACCGAACAGCCAAGTGTCGAACACGCCGCCGGTGAAGGGCATACCGTCATCAACGATGACTTCGCGACCCAGGAAGGTTGGGATGCGAACAGCTTGGTTGTTGATCGAAACCGGGATGAAGTCGATCATGTTGTTCTTCAGCATACGGCCATACACGATGGAATGGACGCACATCATACCGAGGGAGTCCATCGAGTCGCCCATGGTCAGGCAAGCATCGACAAAGGCTTCGGCGCTGAAGTTAGTGACGCCAGCGGAGAACGAAGCACCGGACACGTCGAAGGTCATGTCGTTCTGCGTATGATACGCATCGGTGGCCGTCGCGTTGTTGGCGAAGACGCCGTTCATCGTTGCAACGAAGGCAGCTTGCTCACGGCGCTTCCAGTAATCGGACACACGGTTCGCAATAGCGTTCATTGGGTCATTGCCGGAAATGTCCGCGGTCAGGTCCATCGAGCTCCACGAGTTGTTGCGCGACAGACGGACTTGGATTTCGGTCAGCGTACCGATTTTGTTCGGGCTGGAGGTCTGCGCCGGATCATCCGAGGAGATGTTTTCAGCGTCGTTGTCCAGATCCTTATACGACGGTTCGTTAAAGGTTACGCCCGAACCAGCAAGGTCCGCATCGAGGACAGCATCACGGACAACAGCGCCGGAACGGATCAGGCGGGACTTTTCCTCGGTCATCAGTTGTACGATCGGGGAGAAAATCGGAGGGACAATTACGTCACTAAGACGTACAACACCAGTGGCCATGGAGTATCTCCTTAAAGTGGCTCAAGTTGAACAAAAATTTAACCCGAAGCACACACCATGGCGGCATTCGTTAGAGGTAGAGCACAAGCCCTATGGACGCAATATAACACGCGGATAGGACTTGTGCAATGACCACACTTTGATTACTTCGCAGGCTTCGGCCCACCAATGGTTGTGCCAGCGGACTTCGCCAACTGTTCAGCGCGGGCAGGGTTTTCCATGTAGATACGTCCCTGTTCCGTCATGTTCCAGTTTGCAGCTGTGAACGGGTTGACTCCCCCGCCACCACCAGCGTTTCCACGAGCGCCGCCACCAGTGGAAGGGCCCCACCAGTGAGGGCGCTTGTCTTGCATTTCGGTCAGCCAGACTTCCGGCGTAATGCCTGGGGTGCAACCAACACCTTCCTTGGCGGTAACGCGACCGGTTTCGTCAATCTCAAACACACGTTCCGCCAGCAGGTTAATGTCTTCAATGGCGCTGTCAACGACTTTTGCCTTGACCGCAGCCCCGCGCACGGTGTCGCCAATGCTACGCATCGTCTCGCGCTTTTCGTACTTGCCCACGGTGCCTGTAAGTTCGTTGACCTTCTCGGTAAGCGTCTGCTTTTCGCGTTCCAGCGGAGCAATCCGCACCTTAATGCGGCTTTCCACGATCTCGTTGATCTTGCCTTCGTCAATGTTGCCCTTTGCAGCAGCTTCCAGTTCCGGAACCTTGTCCAGGATCGGGACGATCTCTTCAATCGGGCGACCGAGCGTGGCAACCTTGTCCTTCAGCGCCTTGTGGTCATTGCGCTCTTTGACAAGCGAAACTTGGATACGGTCAATGTCCGCCTGCGTCTTCATGCCATCAACGCCGGTCATCTCAAACTGGCCATTGCGCTCAGTGTAAAGCACATGGAACTCGGCCGGAACATCGGTCAAACTTGCAACAATCGCTTTCAGTTTCATTTACATCTCCTATCCGCCATGCGGAAAAATTACCGGGGCACCATTGCCCCGGGTGATACATATTACTTTGTTGCACTTGATTTTGCTGGAGGTTTTCCTGCGGATGCTTTCGATGCCGCTGCGGTTGCTTTCGCCTGAGCTTCTGCGGTTTTCTCCGCTGTCTTAGCGGTGAGCTTTTGACCTTCGAGTGTCACCTCGTTGGTTTCCTCAGCAACCTTCTCCGAACCGTTTGGACCTTCTTGCTCAACAAGTGCCTTTTCTGTCTCGTAATCCAGATTGGTGTAGCTACGTTCCTTCATCAGGGCGTGGATACTCTGCATGGACAACGGAGCGCCAAGACCGCGGGCGGTGAGAAGATAGACCAGCTCTTGCGCGTTCTGAGCAGCGTTCGTGAACTCAGTGTTCGGCGTAACAGTAACCTCTTTTGGATCAAGCCCCATCCAGCTTGCAATATGACGCAATGCGGTTTGCAACCCTTCCGCGCTGGACATAGCAATCTGGTTTAGGTTGGCAGTTTGCGCAGCAAGACGGGCCAACATTGCATTGCCCGATTCGTTCTTAATACTTTGGTTGCCAATCAACTGCCCCGCTTTGAACTCTGCACGTTTGCGATCGTTCTCGATAGCGCTACGCTGCTCTGCCAAACCAGTTGAACTAACGCCAATAAACTTAGCGTCGCCACCAAGGTCAATATCCAACCGACTGCCCGCACCAACACGGACAGCATCGTCGTCACCCGGTACAGCGTTTGCGTTTTTGACGCCACCAATTGTGACCAACGTGTCTTGACCTTGCATATGAAGGTTTTGACGGTAGTCAGCTTCGCTCTTGTAGATGGAAAGCGCGGTATCCGACAAGCCAAGCAATGGGGGTCGATCAGGGCGCGACACAAGGTCTTTGGTATTGACAAAAGTGAACGGAATTCTGTCATACGTCTTCCCCTTATACAGCGGAGCTTTCATTGCAGTTGGGTCGTAGCTAGAACCAGAAGCACCAGTATCATTGAACAAACCGAACTTGTACTCCCCACGTTCCTCCGTTGTATCCATGTCCCCGAGTTGAAGGACGCGGTATTGTTGCTGCGTCTTCCAGTACAAACCCTCACGGACCGGACCACTTTCGTCCAGGACAACCATGTTCAACTCGTTCAGTCCGGGCAAACCAACACCATCGTCCCAGTTGGTAATTGTCTCCGCAACATACATGGAGATAAAGAACTCTGGCACCAACGGGTCTTTTGGGGTCACGGGCATGTCGCAAAGCAACCCAAGACGTCCGGTGACAAGCTGCTCCTCGTTCATTTTGCGCAATAGCAGGAGCAAAGACTCACCGTCAATTGTAGCGTTGTCGCGCAAATACTCCATCTTTTTGGGCAGTTTGATAACCGCATCCTTCTGATGCAACAGACCGATCAACGCCTCAACACCCTCGCGGATGTAATCGGGGAACACGGCGCGTTTCTTATACGCCTCATAGTTCTTGTATCCAACGTCGTTAACAGAATTCATACCGTCAAGGATCATGCCGCCGGTTGCTGGAAGATACGTCGTCCCCTTCTCTTTGATTTTTGCTTCACCCTCGTAGCAATCGCGCATCTGAAGCCATTTGGGAGCAGCTGTCAGATATTGAGGATGCCTGCTTTGCAATGCCATATTGTCCTCACATTCCTGTTGTGCGACCGCCACGGACGCCTATGTTGGTTGATAAAACTTTGTAGCGGACTTCATCCGCAATGTGGTCTTCCGAGTCCGTATCAATGTCGTCCGGGTCTTTTTCATCCCGCGGCGCAATTGGGAACAGCTCGACAAACATTGTACACGTATTGAAAACAAATAGCCCCGGTTTGTCTCTTGGGACATTAACCACACTACCGTCTTCGCGTTTCATCTCTTGCGGCAAGGCATCTTTCAAGGCCTGCCGAATCTGCTTCCACCCTGCCTTGCGGCTTCCTGGGTTCTTGTCGCTACGTGTCCAGGTGACACCCTTGTAACGCTTACGCTCGAGCTTTACGACCTTCGCCATGTCCGTGGCAATGGATTTTCCATTATCCACGTCGTTGATGCTATTGTCAGCCGGTCCGGGTTGCACCCGTCCATATATCCCAAGTTGTATTTCACGTTCGACAATTCCCTCTGCCACTTCGGTTGCAAGCATTCTAAGACCTTGGTTTGACTTGCCTGTCCAACCATACCACTCAGCAATCCGGAAGAGGTCTCCTTTGACAGTGCTAATCCATTGTCCGTTTGACAACCGGACGTCGCTACCATCTGACTCAGCCCACCACCCGACGGAGAAAGGTTTGGATTCGCCCCAGTCGAGGGATCGATCAAGGCGCCAGTTGTGTGGTATGTCAAATGGGGCAATGATGTGTCGGTCTTTGTCCCACACATCGTCAAACATCCCACCAGCAATAATATCCCAATCACCAAACAACCAAGCTCGACGCTTGTTGGGATCAGTGATAGACTCGAGTTCAGCGACGTATTCAGGTGACAGGTACTTGTTCTCACGATAGGATCCAAATAAACGAACTTGCGTCTTTGTAACTTCTTCACGACGCTGAGTTCTTGGGTTGAAGACATTGATAGTCTTCCGGACAATCTGCCCGGGCTTTGCAGGCGATACAAAACGCTTCTTGACCCAATTGTGCCCAACGCCGTGCGGGTTTGTTGTAATAAATACCTCCAAAGGAAGTTCGGGCAAGTAAGTTGGGTTCGGGTCATCGCCAACGAAGATGGGATGTTCGCTAGGTAGGAAGGATGACCGGTTACACGACATCATCATTTCAAACAGATTGTCGTTCGGGTACTTGGTAAGCTCGTTCCACCCAATGAACGGGAACTCCTGACCGTGATAACCCCAATAGTCCGTGTCCTTTTTGATTGCACGGAACAGGAGCTCCTCACCGGTCGGCCATACCCAACGGTAATCGGACTTAGAACTGAGGAAGCGCGCCCCATCCTTGAACTCAGGAAACCAGCGCATGGACTTTGATACCAAGTCGTCCAGGTTCTTGTATTCGCGATCAAAAATAATACCACGCCAGTATCGGCCATAACCCTGTCCAACGCATCGGCGGAAACGCATTAACTGAGCATCAGTCTTACCCGGACCACGGGAACCGTCGAATTGGATGATATTTGCGGGACACGTCAATGACAAAGTTTGGGAGCCAGCTAAGGGCTCCCATACGACCTTCGTCCCGTCCTTCAGAATTCTCACTGGTCTGCCTCTTGTGTCAACTTCTCTTGGCTGGCCATCGCTTGGGCTTCCCACTCATCTACACTCGCAATGCCCGGGACCATCATGACACCACCACGATGTTCGATAGTTTGTTGGACCTTGGTCGGAGCTTCCATGCCGTACAGGGTCGCCAACTTGGACAACGCTGCAACACGAGCGCCGTGCGAAGCGCCTGGACCAGCGTAGCCAGCTTGTTTCAGAAGGAGCGCATCAATGCGACGCTTCATGACTCGGTCGTGTTCAGCTTGCTCTTCCTTTGATAGCTCACGCGTCATTTCCAGTTCAATGTGCTGGCGCACGAATGGGCATTCCGCAAACTTGCTGGCGTACTCCTGGGCGTATTGGGGCATAAAGCCAATGCGAATCGCTGCGCCCAAGTAGTCGTGATCCTTCAGATACTCGGCAACAAACATCATGCGGAGTTTCTTCTCATCCGGTGTCAGCGGAGGAAGAACATCACCCTTGCCGTTGTTGTCATCCCAAAACATATTCGTCTCCGTTGGATTACTTTGATTGCTTGCAGACCATAAAGTAATTGAAATCAACAGGACACGCAAGGAAACAGATCGGATTAGGTCGTTTGCGCTGACTATGGGGCTACTTATAAGCGGCGAAAAATAAGGGGTGTATATAACGGGGTTGGCCAAATGCGCTGTTTAAGCGTAGGCCAACCCCGTTGTGCGCTGCTATGGTTTAAGGTTGCCTAAACCTATTTGTCGCAGGCAATTTTCTTGCAAAGAAAGGCTGTCCAACAAGCGATCCAGGAGCACATGGAGCATTTCACGAGCGACTTTCTCAGCTTCAGGATTGCAGCGAATCGCTCGTTCGTACTGAACCCGCGCCGCTGCAAACTGCCCTTCAACTTCTATGCGAGTTTTGTACTCAGCGTGGAATATCTGGTAGTAAGTCGTCATACAATGCGATCAATGCCTAGGATGTATTGGTCGAACCACGTCGCAAACTGGTGAAACCACGAATCCAACGACCGGTTAAACTCGGATTGGATGTACCGATGGTCGTCCTTGTGGATCTTGCGAATGTGGTAATACTCCAGGAACTCACCGCGCCAACCCAACGTCGTCTCCAAGTATTCCTTGCGCTCGGGATCGTAGTTGACGTAATGCAGAATTGGCGTACCATTGTCCATGTAAATAACTTCATGAACTTCCAGTTGCGGATACAGACGAACGTATTCAACCGCGTTCTCGTAACAACGGAAGTTGAACAACCCAAGCGTCGGTTTCACACGGATTAGTTCATAACGGGAACGCACATGTTCTGCAAGTCGCTTGTGGATGAAATTGAGTCTTTTTGTTTTCACAGTAGAGGCTCCGTTTGGTATGACTTACGATAGATGACCACAGTGCCGTGCAGCTCTTCGGTCTCCTTCTTACCGTCGCGAGTCACGCTCAAAGACCCATGCGGTTGCGCTTGTAACGAAGGATCATGCCCTTGTCTGCATCGGCAACAAGACAGTCACGCTGTTCAACACCGTTCAATGTGACACGGTAGTCAACCGGGTTCATCACGCGGTCAGGATCACCCGCGATTACGGAAATTCGCATTTCGATTACCCCTCTTCTTCCAGTTGTAGATAGAAATCCCGAAGCAAATGAGCCATGGGAATGCCAAGATCGCAACAAGCAAGACGGCAGCTATTGGATCGTTCATGTTCTTACCTGCTCGCCGGTGCTCAGCTTCTCATGAACCCAAGCGTGGAACCAGTCCTTGAACGAGTCGAAGTCGAACGCAACACGCGTTTTGACAAACTTTCCATTCGGAAGTTCCAAGTAACCAATTGTCACGCATTGCCACTTCTTGCCGTTCTGACGGTACAGGAGGACTGGGTGCTCGTTGTTCCGGTTCGCAGCAGCAAGGCACTGAGCCCACCAAGTGTTAATAGCCAACTGTTCCTGACGCTTAACCTCAATGGACAGCCCAAAGGTGTTCGTCAGGTCGTTACCGCCGACAGCACTTTGGTTCTGGTTGCGTTGCACGGTACGACCAGCAGCTTCTACCTCTTTTGGTGGGAATTTCAGGATTCGCATTGTGTCCCGAATGATGCTGTTCAAAACGTCACAGATTTCACGTTCGCCACCGGCGCCCTTTGCACGGATGTTGATACCCATTATCGAATTCCCTTTCGCGTAGCAATGGATGGAACGAGGTATTCCACCCAAAAGAGTTTCGGAACCTCAACTGGTTCAATCTCCAGAATGCAGGCAATACACGTCCGATAGCAATCGCCATGCGAACCCTTCTCCGGATTGTGGAAGTAAATCTGTTTGCGCTTGATCATTTGGTCCTCTTATTGAAAAATCGTCTAACGACGTAACTACGAATCACGCTAACTATTGTATGCCCACCAACAATCAGCAGATTCTGCTTTGGGGATGCGGTCACTCCCGCAGCACCCATGAGCAGCATATTAACAACGAAAGCTAGAACAAG